TCCATGCGCTGGTCACACAAGCATTACGATTGATGATTTAGGAACTTCTGAACTGTTTTTTGGTTCATTATTTATATACTTTCTCCTCTATTCAATTGAGTTTAATGCTTCGTGGTTTTTCCTCAGAATGTGTACTATGCGTGCTGTTTGCGACCCATATGTTATCGATTTTTTGGTGAAAGCTAAAAATTATTGGTTCTATGTTGGCCACTTCATTGTACTTACGGCTTTTGTAAACAGGCGCAAAAAAACAGAGCGTATGCGGGTTTTTTGGAGAGAGTTACATCGGGATTTATTTTTTGGTTTTACCAGCGTCTATACCCTTTCTGACGCATTTGATTTTGGTGAGACTGAAGATGTTGGTGTCCCCCTTAAATCTGGAAGCCTTAGGACGGCTTTCCAATCTTTTCTTATGGTGGCGGGTGACATTAAATATTTAGGTTCTCCACATATCATTATCAACGACGTTAAATCAGTCTTACATCCTGTTGATTTTTTCATGCGTAGGTTGTATGAATCTTTTTACCCATCAACATGTATTGAGGCGTTTGCCGTTAAAAAACGTGTTAATCCCACGTTTGAACTTAAGTTAGCGCATTTGAGTGTTTTCGGACACAAGAATAGCGTTGATCCCCGACTTATGGTTGATTTTGAAGAATCGGCTAAAGAGCTTTGCAAGGAAATGCAGGACCATCCAAACTTCAGTAGGTTTGCTTTAGATTTCGTTAAGCGACTTAACAGCGGTCATTGTGACGATGTTGAGTATGATGGATCTTCTGCAGCCGGGTGGCCGTACCGACCTGGTGTTAAGCGTAGGGACGCTTTTGGTGGTGTTGATGGAGCAGCGGTTAAGGCTGTGGAGATGTTGACATCCGATGAAGCGTTCGATGCATATATGCTAGGTCACGAGTGGTACATCACCGGTCGTGCAAAAATGGTTGAAGCTCACAAGCCAGACTCCGCCAGGGTTATCCAATATCCTGGCTTCGCCCAGACCCTTACACTATTCAAATATACCCAACCATGGACTGAGTTCATGTGTACTTCGTGCGAATGGTGTTCTATTGGCGATTCTTGGATGAATGGCGGAGTTAAAGATTTTGCCACGCACATGCGAGCTAGACAAGGAAAAGCTCCAGATGGATATGTGTATGGTTCTATAGACGTCTCTAAATGGGACGCCAATACTGTTGAGGAACTCCTCATGCTTTGCTGTGATATCCATCTGGATAATATGGCCGCTGTTGAGAGACTTCTCAGTGTTGACCTCTCCTCTTACAAGAGGAAATTCAAGGTTATGTTTGTTGACATGATTAACGCTAAGCTTAATATACCGGGTGGTTTCTTGATTCAGTTATGCAGAGGCATGAAGTCTGGCTGGGCTATGACTTGTGGCGATAATTCACTGATTCATGAAGTTATCATTCGTACTATTTTTAAGCAGGCGGCGTTGAGAGACAAGAACTTTATAGGCGTTGTGATGCTCCCGAGGAAAATCACAGGTGATGATAACATTTTCTTGGTCCCTGAGTCTATTGATTCTGAGTGGATTAGAAAAGAATATCGTCGCGCCGGCTACATTGTTCGACTGTGCGCCGTTAGCAAATATCTTGGAGACCTTGATTATTTGAGCATGTTTGTGAAGTATGATGTTGGTACTAATCAATACTATGTGTGGAGACCAAGTATTGAAACTCATGCTCGCTTACTCATGCCCGAAGAGCTTGATCCGGACAGGCGAGGTGATTTGTTTGATCATCGCATCGCTATGGAGCGCCTTGTGGGCCACCTTTTGTGTAATCCTTTCAACTCCGAGGTTAGGAAATCGATATACTTCCTTCTTGATTTCATACGCAGGAATTATGGCATTAAGGAGTTTGTTGTTGATCAAGGTACACTTGAAAGGTGGGGATGGGTTGCTCGTGACTGGAAAAGGCTCATTGGCATGCACCTAGGGATTCCCACTTTGCCATTTATCGAGGGTCTTTACATGATTTATGGCATTGATGACACTTTAGCAGACACATCGTTACCTATTAGACCCCCAGAGTTTGATGTGTTTAAACGCACTTCTGACAGTAAGTTTGCTAGTCTGTGCAGTGAGTATGCGATCACTGTATTGAACAAACTTTACAAGCTCAGTAAAGAGAAAAGGCGCGTACTTAAAAAGAGATTGAGACATTTTCGTAAGCTAAACACATATGGTGGTGTGGTTGGATATGCTTACCTGGAAACTCTTTTGTGGGCGCCTCACGATCGTGGACCCGATCGTATACTTATTTTAGGGGATCACTCTGGTTCCGCCGCTAAAGCTGCTTTGTTGGAAAGCAGCAACCTCATTTCGGCGTATTGTGATCCTGTTTCCGGTGGTGAGTTTATGCGTAAATGCCCTTTCAATGATAGGATTCATGCTGTCAATCGTGAATTCTGTCTTCATGAAGATGGTGGTGTGCGCTACTCTGTCGTTTTCGATGACACTCATTTACACGGTGATGATTTATTTAAACCTGATTATATGATGAAGGTACGGTCTTTATTCTCAGCTAAGGTTGATCGAGCCATTGCGCTTTCCAGATGGACAGATGTGTTCGTCGGGAAAGTTGACTGGTTTGATGATGATCTAGTTAAGGGACTGCATTCAATTTACACCACTTATGGGAATATCACATTTTGCAAGCCCGTGTATTCTTATCAATGGGATAATTCCTTTTATTTCATTGCTACTCGCCAGAAGTCTACAGTGTGTAAGTTTCGCGGTTTCAGTAACGCTATTGGGTCATGGATGAATTTGAAAGCTGACGGTATGGTTCGATGGGCCCGATTCCTAGATTCAGGTATTGAATCTTTCATCAAAGGAGTTGTTGTCGAGTATAATTCGATTCAGGGTGATGCGAATCATCAACATGAAATTGAACAGAGCATTTGGCGTAAACCCCACATACATTAATAGACATCATGATCCGACATATCCTGATGTGGTTTTGATGTATTACGACGTCTCTCTTCATCATTGTAAATTGACTATGACTTTGTTTATAGATCGTTTGTAATGGTAAGTGTTATATGTTCCCTACATTTTTACAACCATGGGTTTTGAGTGATGGCACTTTCCCATAGGTGAAGTTTTCCCCAACTGCTGTTGAGTTGATGACGTGTTTGTTCTTTTCTTTGTTTTTTCGGAGGCTATCCTTTAGTGGTTTGGCTTTGCGGTTTTAATTCCTTGG